CTCTTTTTCGGCTTCTTCCGTTTTTCTCGGTATAAATGAATGAGTAGTTTGGCACAACGGCGGTTTTTTGGTGTGGGCGAAATGTTCAATGGTTTTGGTGTGTTGTGGGTGTTCAGGTGGTGGTTTTGTCCGACGCGCATTTTGGCACAAATTTCGCAAAAAGTTCGCATAAAGTTTGCATTCGGATTTCTTTTCACGAAAAAAAGAGCGTGGAGAGAGACGAAACGCGACAGGGTTCAAGTCAGCCTAATCACTGGGTTTTTGCCGTGGTCGCGGTGTGGTGCGCTCTGAAACCTCAAAAGGGCTCAAAATCAAGACAAGATACCGAAATCATTAAAAATGATACTCAATGCAAACTCATGCTACTTTTGAGCTTCGCTTTTTGCGACGCGCAGTTTGGCAAAATAACGGAACTTTTCAAGATTCAACGGAACTTCTAACGGAACTTTTTGTCAATCCAACGGAACTTTTTTAGCTACATCAGCTATGATTTTTTGATCGCGAACATAATTCAAGACACCTTTTCTTCGATCTTCAGGAAGATTTTTTAAGATAGAAAGAACTTCTTCAGATAAAGGATCTAATTCAGATAAATGTTCCACTGGATTGATAAATTGTTCTCCTCTCTCCGTGAATAGCCAATTTAAATTCACCCCGAACTCGTTTATCAAAGCTAAAAAGAATTGATATGCCGGATGCCTGTTCCCTCTCTCTATTTCAGATAGATAAGTCGGGGTAATTCCGAGCTTTTCGGCAAATTCTGCTTGAGTAAGCCCTAATTTTTTTCTTAATAATTTTAGTCTGTTATTCATTTCTCCTCTGAAAGTGAAATTTTTTTCTTGCAACTCCTCTTAAAGTGAATATGCTTCCACTGCGAGTGAAAAATTTCACTCTGTTTTATGATAGGAGGAGCGGTGAAAAAATCAAGAAAAGAAAATGCTTTAAAAGCTCGAAAGGTGGCATTCAAAACGTGGCTGATAATGAACGACACAAATCAAGTAGAGCTCGCAGAAAAATTAGGATTGAGCGTTTCGGCAATCTCAATGCAGATCGAACGCGGCAAATTCACTGTCGGTGTTTTCGCCGAGTGGTGGCAAAAGAACATTACAAATGCGCCGATGCAAAACGCCGAATCCAATTCGGCAGCAATGAACGGAGCAAAAGGAGTTGTAGCATGAGTAAAGAGACAAAAGACAACATGATCGGATTCGTTGTGATGGCGGTTCTGGCAATGCTAATGGCTTATATAGCTGTAAGGGACTTAGACAAGGACACGGAAAAGGTTTGCGGATACGAAGTTCAGGACGGCAAACCGGCATGGTGCATGGACTGGTGGAAAGATAAAGGCGTAATTAACGCAAATGCCGAATCAAATTCGGCGCAATAAACGAAGCTGAAAGGTAAGATGCAAAACTTGTTTTCGAGATCGGAGCTGTTCGGCACCCTTAATTTGGTTGATAGAGCAGTGACAAAAGGTTTGCGACGGCTCAACGACGCGGGGCTTTTTTCACTTTCGGGGAAAACGACGGCCAACGGCAGGCAGGAAAAGTTATACCGGTTCGAGGATCTCCCGAGGAAGTGGCAGAAAATAATTGAAGCCGCGGAGAATGCCGGTGAAAACGCCGCGGAAGAAAAGCAAATCGCCGAATCAAATTCGGCGGCAATGGACGAAACTCAGAGGTCGCAACAAACGAAGCTCAGCGGTAGGAGCGGCGGGAAAGAGAGCTGTGATGCAAATGTGGCAAACCGATTCGCCGAATCAAATTCGGCGGCAATGGACGAAACTCAGCGGTTGCGCAATGAACGAAGCTCAGAGGTCGCAACGGAGGATGCGAGCTGTGATGCGGAGGAGTTCACGGATGCTCCTTCGTGGGCGAGAGCGAAAGCGGCTGAAAAGATCGAGATGCTTCAAAGATTTTCGGCGTTTAACGGTCAGAGGCTTAAAGACAGGATTGCGGAATGGAATAATAACAACCCGAAAAACCGCACTTCTTATCGTTCGATAATGAGAGCAAGGGCGGACTATAAGAAGGACGGTTTGCGGGGTCTGCTCCCGGAATGGGGCAAGTCGGCGGGAAAAACAAGCGTAAGTGACGAGCTTTATGAGTTTTTCCGTGCGCGGTATATGAAGGAAGGCGGCCCGAGTGCGCATTCGTGCTGGCTCTACACTGTCGGTTATGCTGTGGGAAAAGGGATCGATCCTGAGACGATTCCGAGCGAGAGTGCTTTCTTGCGGAGGCTGGACAACGAAACGCCGGAACAGGCGCAGATCCGGGCGCGTAAGGGTCATTCTAAATGGTACCGGACTTGTGCAAATCATATTGAGCGCGATTACTCGGCTATCCGCTGCGGCGAGGTCTGGGTGAGCGACCATGCGCAGGTCGATGTCGCTGTTTTCGACGAGAGGAACGGCAAGGTGTGCTTCCCGTGGATCACGGCGTGGACTGATTTCAAGAGCGGGCTTTTCGTGGGTTACGATATCCACTGCGAGGCTCCTTTCAGTGACCATATTTTCATTAGTTTCAAACGGGCTGCGGAGCGTTACGGGCTGCCGAAAGAGGTCATCCTGGACAATGGTAAGGACTACCGGTCAAAAGACTTTGCAGGCGGCAGATCGTTTGTGAAGGTGAAACTGGACGATGCGGAGCAGAAAAAGGCGAACACGATGCTGAGCCTGCTCGGGATCACGCCGCATTTCGCTATTCCTTACAATGCGCAGACGAAGCCGATCGAGCGCAAATTCAACACTAACAAGCAGTATTTTTCCAAAAATATGCCGGGTTACAGGGGCGGAAACGTGGTCGAACGCCCGGAAAAGCTGAAAGAGGAGATCGCGAAAGGCGAAATTATGAAATTCAGCGATTTCAAGCAGGTTTTCACTGATTATATCGAAAACTGCATCAACAAGGCGAAATCGCAGGGAAAGAACCTCAACGGCATGAGTCCGATGCAGCTCTGGAACTCGGAGAAGCCGCAGAAACGGATGGTCACGCCGGAGGCTCTGAGGCTTTTCTGCACGAGAACGAGCTCTCCGGTCAGGATCGGACGCAACGGCATTACCGATAGTAAATTAGGTGTCACCTACTGGGCTGAGTGGATGATCGGACGGAAAGGAGACCTTGCTTATTTAAGGCGCGATCTTGAGCATTACGAGGAAGCGTGGGTCTTCGACGAGAAGGATGATTTCATGGGCAAGGCTCAGATCCACAGGGCTGTTCCGGCTCTTGCTGTCAGCGAGACTTCAAAGCAGCAGCTTGCCGACGAGATGGCGAGGAAGAGAAAAGAACAGAAAATTATTAAAGGTTATATCGAGGTTAAGGTCAACGAGAGTCCGTCTCAGCTTGTGGAATACCTGGCCAAAGGAATCGAAGCGGTGAACGGCGGCGATACGACGCTTGAAGAGCAGCAGATCATCGAACTTGCACGGAGCAAGATGGACGAGGTCGTTCTGGAAGCGGAAAAAATGGAGAAAGATGGAACGTGGGATCTGCCGCGGTTTGAGGATGGGAATGATGCAAATGTGCGGATGGAATCCGCACGCAATGAACGAAACCAAAAGGTAAAACTGGTTCTTTTTGAAAGCGATAAGAAGTGACGAGCCGCCGGGTCAATCGAAATTTCGATTTTGTCGATGCGCCGCCATCGATATTTCGAGATTTCGGAATTTCGATATTTCGACAAGGAAAAGGCGGCGGCGGGAAGGAGCGGCAATATTTTTGGAGGATAAGGATGGAAAAGAAGGATGCAAATGTGCGGATGGAATCCGCACGCAATGAACGAAACCAAGAGACGGTGCAAAAGGTTGCGGCGTTTATGAAGCGGAAGAAGAAGAGCGGAAATGCGGTGGCTAAGGAGCTGGGTATTTCTGCGGCTGCGTTCAGTCAGTGGTTAAAGGGTGTTTACACGGGCGACAATGACAAGATCGTTCGTGCGGTCGAGGATTATCTGAAGCGCGAAACGGAAAAGACGAGTATTGCGCCGAACGAGATTCCGTTTCAGAAGACTTCGATTGCAATGAGGGTCTTTGATGTTGCAAAGATGGCGCATCTGTGCTGCGACATCGGGCTTTGCTACGGTGATGCGGGGCTCGGAAAAACAAGGGCTGTGAAGCAGTATGCGGCGGCGCATCAGGGTGTCATTCTGATCGAGGCGGACTGCGGCTACAACGGAAAGATCCTGTTTCAGGAGATCTGTCAGAAGATCGGTATCGACACTAAGGCGAGGAATGTTCACGCGCTTCTTGAGGCAATCGTGAAAAAGCTGAAGGATTCGGGAAGGCTCATCATCATCGACGAGGCGGAGCAGCTGCCCTACCGTGCGCTTGAGATGCTGAGACGGATCCACGACAAGGCAAACATCGGGATCCTGCTCGTCGGAATGCCGAGACTGCTCTACAACCTGAGAGGGAAACAGGGCGAATACGCTCAGCTTTTTTCGAGGGTCGGAGTTTCGTCGAAACTTGAACCATTGAAACCGGAAGATACTGAAATGCTTGTAGAAAGCGTTTTCGAGGATGTTCCAAATCCGGCGATAAAGGCGTTTCAGAAAGAGTGTTACGGCAATACGCGCCGCCTTGCAAAGCTGATTGCGAGAGCCGGGATGATAGCACAGCTCAATGAGTGCGAGATCGACAAGGCTGTAATTGAAGGCGCGAGCGAGATGCTGATTGTGTAGGAGGACGGGAATGACGAAACGGGATGCAAATGCCGGATACAATCCGGCGCAACGGACGAAGTCAGCGGTAACGAAAGAGCAGATCAAGCAGATCCACACGCTGAAAGGCAGGCTCGGCTGGGATGATGATTTTTACCGGATGGTTCTGGGCAAATACAACGTGAAAAGCTCAAAAGAGATGACTTGTTCACAGGCAAACAGGCTGATCTCGGAGATGATGAGGGCTGCCGGGGTTATGCCGGATGCAAAAGCCGGATATTATCCGGCGCAATCAACGAAGTCAAAGGTAGTGAAGCCGACTAAGGCGCAGGTTTACGCGATCACCGCGATCTGGTCAAGGGTCTCACGCGCTGAAGGAAGCGAGGCAAAGAGAGCCGCTCTGGACAGTTTTATTTACAACAAATTCGGAAAGACGCTGGAAACGCTCACGAGGGCGGAAGCGTCGAAGGTAATAGTAATTCTCAAAAAAATGGAGGAGAAAGATGAAAAAAGGCAATGAAAGAAGATTCGTCGATTTCGATCCGGCGATGTATGCCGCGGTGAAGGACAAAATGCCGGTCAAGGTCTTCTACACTGATGACGAGATCGCGAAAATGAAGGATTCTCACTTCGAGAACAGCGCGAAACTTGCATTCGCGGAAGAAGAGAAAAAACAGATGCTTGCCAGGAAAAACGAGGAAATCAAACTGATCAAAAACGAGATTGCAAAAGACATGACCGCAGTCACTAAAGGCTACCGCGAAGAGGTCAAGGAGGTCTATCTTGTTCCGAATTTCGACGAGGGAAAGATGGAGTATATCACGGCTGACCGCGAGATCGTCCAGACAAGAAAGCTGCGCCAGGACGAGATGCAGGAAAATGTAATCAGGCTTGCAAATTAGGGGTAAAAGATGTGTGAAGAAGAGAAAAAGATGATCCAGGTGACTCTGGAAGAGATGACGAAAGAGAGCGTCGCAAGCGGCGGCAAGGTAATGTTTCTGCGCACGGGTGAACTTCCGAAAATCGAAACAAAGAAGGGTGTCCACTATTCGGGAACGCTCGAATCGGTTGTCGATTTTGCGAAGAAAAGGGTTTTCGACGAGCAGGAAGCGCACCTTGAAATCAACTATTCAGAGGGAACGGCAACCCTTACGACACGCGAGCAGTATGAGAGCGGGATCACGGTCAAGGGAAGCCTTATTCCGGGAACGGCTCTGAGCAGATTCAGAATCAACACAGAACACTCCTTTTCACTTGAAAGCTTTGCGAAACTGGTCAGACAAAACAGGCTCTATTTCAAGGATCAGGACAATTCGACACTGCTCAAATCGATCGAAAGATTCAATGCAACACGCAAAATCCAGCTGAAGAACGAGAACGACCGCAGAGGCAATGTCAACGCGGCTCTGGTTGCTGAATGTCAGCAGACGATTCAGGAGAGCTTCATTCTCACGGTTCCGATTTTTGAAAGCTATCCGAAGACGGATGTCAAGGTCGATGTTTTCACAGAAGTGACGGACAACGGTGTTTCGATAGAGCTTGAATCGGTAGATCTGACTGAGCAGATTGAGCTTAAAAAAGAAAATCTGCTGAAGGATGTCAGAACGCGAGTTCTCGCAGAGAAGAAAAGTGTTGTAATTATTGAGAAGTAGGAGGAAAAGATGCCGAAAACAAAAGAACTTGACGGCAAAGTCTACTGGGTTGACGCTGAAGGTTCGCTGAAGCCTGAAACCAGTATCAGCCCTGCCGACAAAAAGAAAGAAGAGCTTGTAGACGCTGTTTTCGAGTATGTTGCAGAGACTAAGACAAAACTTGAAACTTTCAAGTACTGGACTCAGGAAGTTGTGGCAACTTACGTCGAAAAACAGGCAAAAAAAGCAAAGGTCGCGGGATGGAAGGGAAACATCAGGATCATCAATTACGATGGTACCAAAAGGATCTGTGTTTCCAAAAAAGAGAGAATGGATTTTAACGAGAAACTGCAGTTTGCGAAGGCAAAGTTTGACGAGTGGATCATCAAAAGGACGGAAGGAGCGGACGAAGTTCTTGCAGAGCTTGTCCAGAAGGCTTTTGAGGTAGACAAGGAAGGAGAGATCAACCGCAGTTTTCTTTTCAGGCTGCTCCGTTATTCCATCAGCGATCCGGATTTCAAGAAGGCGCAGGAACTTCTGAAACAGTCAATGCAGACCAGCGGAACGAAGGAATACATCCTTTTCCAGGAGAAGGACGAACACGGGGAATGGAAAACCATCACGCTTGATTTCGCGGCTCTGTAATGCAAATGCCGGATAAAATCCGGCGCAATGGACGAAGCTCGAAGGAATTTGAAGGTTGCCCGCCGGAGATAAGCCAAAGGTCGGCGGGTTTCCTTGAGGTTCTTTGGGATGCAAGTGCCGGATAAAATCCGGCGCAATGGACGGAGTTTAAGGTAATGAAAGAAGAGTTCCTCGAATTCGTGAATGAAAACATGACGGTGGACGATATGCCGACAAAAGACATGAAGCTGATTGCAGAAAGCTGCGGCATTGACGTTGCCATCAGATTCATGGTCAAGCTGAGAGGCGGTCTTCACATCTATACTCCGAACTGCTGGCAGAAAAAGATCGTCAAGAAGTATATCCTGGCGAACCCGCATAAAAGCGCGAAGGAAATAGCGAACGATGTAGAGATGTCCGAGACTTTCGTGAACAAGATTCTGAATGAAAAGGCGGCGGACGATATGCAGATGAAGATGTTTTGAGGGATGACCTCACCCTAAACCCCAGACCTCACCCCGACCCTCTCCAGTGTGGAGAGGGCCAAAGACGGTGGCGAGGGGCTTAATGCAATGGACGAAGTTGGAGGTATGAAATGGAAATTATCAGCAGCAGAGCGGAACGTATTGAGGCAAGCCCCGAGATGCGGGAGAGCGCGGCGAAAAACTTCATGTGGTTTTTCGAGAAAGGCGAACCGTTTTCTTTCGGGGCTTTGGGATGCACTTTCCTGATCAAGCTGGAGAGCGAGGAAAATTGCAGGAAAAAAACGTTCAAGACGGACAAGCTGGCGCACACCTACAACCTGCTTATGCAGGAGGCGGCAAAGCTGGCTTTCGACACGGGGGAAGCGGAGTGGATCCATATCAACTGCTTCCAGAGCAAGGTGAGACCGAAAGTAAAGAGTGTTTAGGATGCCGCGCATGATATGCGGCGGAAACGGACGATGTTTATTAAAGGAGGATTGAATGATTGTTAAATTTGACACACCGGAGCTGGCAAAGAAGAGGTTTGAGGAGATTCTGGAGTTGAGAAGAAAGCAGCTGGGCGAAGTTGTTCCGGCCACAACTCTGTTTTTTTGCGCTGATTTTGATGAATTTCGTGCTGTCTACAGGCTGCATCTGAATCAAATCAAGCTCGTATTCAAGTCTAAACCTGAAGGCGTTACAAGACTTACCGAGGTAATGAGAATGCAGTCGCTGATGATGGAGGTGTAGGATGAATTTTAAACAAAAATTTATTGAAATTATGAAAGAAAAATGGCGGGAACAAATTTTCACCAGTCCGCACGGGCAAAAATTAAGTGATGATGACAAAAAACACATTTACGACTTTGTCAGTATGTTGGCGGAGGATGGCTTTAACCAAGGTTACAGATTCGCACACGACGAACAAAAGATTGTTATGTCGGCTGTAGCAATGGCAGTTGAACTGGCAGGGAAAGACCTTGATGATGAAGAGCTTGAAGCAACTATGCAAAGAATGTCAGAAGAATTTGCAGAAAAGATAGCGAAAGAGAGTGGAGAGAAAAATGATTAAAGATCTTCACGAGCTGTTAAGGATTGTGTGCCCAATATTTTCTATGCCATCATATTCGACTATTTGGGACGCTTATGCCGTCGGCTACCACGAGGGAGTAAAGGATTGTCAAAAAATAATAAAGGATCTTATTGACAAAATACAGCAAGACAATGTTACCGGTGAGGTGAAAGTTGTTTTTGAAAAGGAAAGCGATACAATAACAAAGGAGGAAGAGGATGAGTAAGGAAATTGAAGTCGCGGAAGAGTTGAAAAACGCTCCGGAAGATGTCGGATCGGACGAGCCTACTTGGATTTATGACTACGAAAATACTTATAAAGGGTATCCATTTTATAAAAGAAAAGCAACAGACACTATATGGTGGGTAGATGTCACCGACATGAAAGGGTTTAATCTTATTAGTTTTGACAAAAAAGAGGTTTTTAATCTGTTTCGGGATTATCCTTGGAAGCTGACTGACGAGCAAGTCGAGATTTTTAAAAGAGAAAATCCTTATTGGGCAAACTTTTTTAAAGATCGTAAAAGAAACCGCTAAAATTATTTCTCAACAGTATTTAAATAACCCAACAAAGTTTTAAATTCAGCATTATTTCTGAGTTTTTCGATACTAAACAAAACCGTTCCATTTCCACCCCGTGTCCTGCAATTAAAACGGTATTCTAAAGCATCATCTGTCAAGTCAACAAAACCGCTGTTCGCGCCTTCCTGCAATTCCAAAAATTGAACGGCATCTTTTGTTTTTCTGACTATCGCGGAATGGTTGCCGGTTGAAAGATAATATTCTTTGCCTGAAATCAACATGTTCATTAAAGATTTTACAGCCTTAAATTCGTTACCGTGGATAACAACACCGCCTGCCAGTTTGCTGATACGAATGATGTTGGGATCGCTGCCAAAGAAAATCAAAGAAGAACCTCCCCGGTTGTCAGCAACATTTAGGCCGACTTTATTCCCTGCATAAGCCAGCGCGAGAGAGGAACAAGAGCCAACCCCTTCATCTTTGATTGCTATTTTTTTGACGATCTGCTCCTCTGAAAGTCTCTTCTTTAAAGGCAAAACCTCTTTGTATTCAATATCTTTCTTTTTTATTCTTGCTTGAAGAATATTAAAGGCACTATTGTTGTTTGTCGCGGCTTTTATCACATTGTTAAACTGTTTTTCCAGCACGGGATCTTTTCCGTCATCCATCGGCTGATATGCCGCTTTGCCGGGGTTATAGTTCCAGCCGACATCGGTCTGAACGATTTTGCCGCCGTTGCGGTAGACTTTGCCGGTGACTTTCTGGCCGTTCGGAAGTGTTGCGGTCGCGTTCAACAGCTTGCCGTCGGTGTTTTCGACTGTGAGGCCGCGCTGCTTTAGTTCGCGTTCGCTGAGTGATTTGACGGTGCAGCGGCAGTTCCAGCCGTTGGGCGGAAAGAAGGTGTCCCAGAAGGGATCGTCCCAGCGGAAGACTTTGCCGTGGAGCGATTTGTGTTCTTTTCTGGTTCTGTCATCCATGACGGCGATATACTGCCAGTAAGGGCGGTATTGCGCGTTTTCGGCGAGGTCGTTGTAACGCCCGGTCTGGTATGCGGTGCGGACGTTGATGTCGAAGATTTTCTCGAGGCGGCGGACGCTTCCGAGCTGGATTTCGCGCTCCGGATTTTTGGGATCGGGGATCTTGCTCCACCACCCTTTCTGTTTTAAAAGGGGCTTTAACTCCTTTTGAAAGTCCCTTAAAGTGGTGCCTTCGTCGATGGCTTTCTGGACGGCTGCGCGGATGTCTTTCAACACGTCGTAACCGGCTTTTATCGCCGAGGTCTGAGCGACGGTGAAGACACGGGCGTGTTCTTTTTCGTAAACCTGCCACCATGCGCCGGAAGTTTTCATACCTTTCTGTTTCAGGTATTCGGCGGCTTTTTCGGGCTTCAGGTTGAAGATGTGCTTCAGGATGTCGGAAGAAGTTGTCATCGGGTGGCCTCCTTAATGCAAATGCCGGATAGAATCCGGCGCAATGGACGAAGCTGAGGATTGCGGCGAAAGGCATTGGATCACGGCTTTCAATTTTTGGATGTAAGCGTTCTTTTTAGCTTCGTTATTTAACAGCTTTAAGAACTTGACCTGCAAAGGATCGTCTTTCTCAATGTAGTCATAGACGGGTTCGGGCGGCTCAATGCAGAGCTGTTTAATGTCCGGCTTCGGCAGCCGGTGGTTCGCAGTAGCCGAACAGCTCGTTAATGCGAGGAATAATGCTGTCAAAATCAGTAACATTTTCACAGATTTCTTCATTTTTTTGTAGCTCCTGCCGCTCCTGAACGGCGATGTTTTCGAGGGAAAAGAGGTATTGCCGGACGGCTTTCACGTCTTCGGCGGCGGTTGAAAGCTGTTCGATCAAGGCTTGGTTCTGGTTTTTGAGATCTGAAATCTGACCGCTCAGAGTTTCGATCTTTGAGATTTCAAGGCGGATCACCAAAAACAAAACCGCGATGATGAGGGCGGCGATAAGACTGATGATGAGGCCGCGGTGGGCATGGATCCATCTACCGATGACGATTAGAGAGGGCATTATTTGATCTCCAGTGTAAAAGTGTCGATGCCGTCAAGCATCTGGCGGAACGTGCGCATTGCGGCGCGGCTTGCTTCGAGATAGCAGGAATCGTTGTTTCTGGTTGCTTCCGTTCCGAGCAGGATGCAGCCGCGGGTATCTTTGGCAGTGTTTCCGGCGTGAAAGAGGATCCCCTGTCTTCCCGGAACGTCGCAGACCTGAAATGTTTCTCCGAATTTCACGCTGTTAAGGCGGCGGCAGGTGTATGTTCCTTTCGGGATGCAGCTGATCTGCGGCTGGTTGTCAAGCCACGGCAGTTCAAGGGTTCGGCAGCTCCAGCGGAGGTTGCGCGTCTGAATGTAGAGAATGCCGATTGTGCAGGTTTTGGAACTGCGGATGCGGGTGAGGGTGACTTGAATAGAATCGCGCATATCATGCGGCGATAACTGACGATGCTCTGAGGTGGTCATTTTGCCTCCTTTGTGATTTTGTTAATCTTTTCTTCAATGAAATCACAGATTTCTTCGATTTCGCGATCGGTGGTGTGCATGTATGGCCGGGCCGGGATGTCACCCCAAGGAATAGGACGGGGTTTCCAGGTGCCGGAGGGACCTCTATATGTGCCGAACTCGCCTTTCTTTGCGCCGAAATGGTGAACGGCTGCATATTTGACGTTTGTGCCGACGGTGGCGGTATTGTTGTCGTTCGCGGTGCTGAGAGACTGATAAAGGCGGTTGGAGACGCGGAGGATTGGTGAATTTTTCTTCCTCTTGCCGCGACGCGCAAGTGTGACGGCTGAAAGGGGTTTCCATGTACCCGATCCGCCGTTTTCCCTGCCGGATTCAAGGAAGTTGTCCTGGACTCCGGCAAGGAGAATTTCGGCGATGTTGGCGGTAAGCCCGTCACGCTTTTCAACAAGCTGTTGAAGGCTTATTAAAAGGTTGTTTAAGCGGTCTAAGTCTTTCAAATTTTGCCTCCGGCGTTGCCGAACATGTCGGCTGCGGAACAGGCGCGGTCAAGGATGTCGCGCAGTTCGTCGGTGTCGAGTTCGGGAAGCATTTCTCCGAGGCGGTCGTATATTTCTTCAAGGCTTGTGCCTTTTTCGATAAGGTCAAAGACGGGGGCAAGGATCTTTTCCATGAGTTCCTGCTGCTTTTCGGGAGGAAAGGCGGCACGGGCGGCACGGTCGAGGGAATCAGACCTCACCCCGGCGGAAAACCGCCACCCCTCTCCATTGTAGAGAGGGGCACTAAAACCATTTCCCCTCGCTGCATCGGAGAGGGGATTAAGGGGTGAGGTCTCAACGACTTCAAAATCGTCCTCTCCCAGGTTGTAGGCTCTCTGGATGTATTTGGGTTTGAAGCGGACACCGATTCCGGCAAGGATGGCGTCACGTTCTGCGAGCTGCTTGTTGACTTCTTCGTGCTCGGAAAAACGGAATGCCGGGGCAATCACGTCTTTTCCGAAGTTCTGGTCAATGGTCCAGCGGACGATCTGATTGAGGGTTTCTTCAATTATTCTCGCATCTGAAAGGATTATATCCTTGCGGACTTCGTTGTGTGTCTGGGCGGCGGCGAGGCTGCCGGTGCTTCCGAGTTCGGTAGTCAGTGTCTGGCCGAGGATCGCTTTGCTGATGTCTGCGTTACAGGCATCTTTCAATTTGTCAAATATATCCGCTGAAGCACTTTTTCCGGCTGCTTCGATGATTTCTATCTTGGAGGTATCAGGGATTACGGCTATAGCATCCTGAACCATGTTTTCGAGCTGCTCGCCGAGTTCGTTCTGAACCTTTTTTTCTGTTCCGGGAGCGTACTTTCCTATAAGCCAGGGGGAACCGTATTTCTCCGTGAATGTGACCCAGAACTTCAGATTCCCTTTCTTGAAGGTCGCGGGCCAGAAGCAGAGTGAAAGCACGGATGTTCCGTAAGGATTTTTGTAGGTTGCGTCGTTTGTGGGACATACGAATTTCATTTCCGGCAGTTCTTCTCCGTTCACGGGGTGTTTCTTGGAGCGGAAGCGGAGTTCGTTTTTTTCGCCGAAGCAGAACCATTCGGCTGGTTTTTCCTCTATTCTGGCCGGGACGATGCGTCCTTCCCTGACTTCCCAGTCTATTTCTATGGGCTGGTATCCGTAGGCGACGCAGCCGAGTATTTGTTTGAAGAGTTTGAAATAATTGAAGCGGTCAAAAGTTTTCTGGATGAAGTCAACGATTTTCTGGTCAGCGTCGTTGCCTTCGAGCTCGAATTTGAGTTTTGCGACTCCGGCTTTTCGTGAAGAGAGGCAGCTGCGCACCTGGGTGTCGTAAAGAAGATCGTCGTAAGCCGAGATCCTTTTTCCGAGTTTGGTAAGAACAGGATCGGGATTCGGAAGAATCTGCATGAATGATATCAGATCGTAGGCTGTGAGTCTGTCGGCTACTGTTTTTCCGAGTATTTTCTGCATGTTTAACCTCTATTTAATATTTATCCAACCATTTCGATGTCTGTCTGGGCATTCGGGAGTTTATGACGAGCGGCGTGTTGTCGGTCGCATCGGCGGCAAGCAGGCTGAGTGCGGCGGCCCAGAACTCGTCGCTGTGCCCGGCTTCGGTTCTTTCAGCGTCGAAGCGGATGTTTCCGGCAGCTGTCACTACGCGCTTGATGTTATGAAAGGATTCGCGGATTTCCTGAGTATCGGGAATGAGAAAACGGCGGTCCTGCAATTTTGTAAGAACGCGGAATGCCATGTCCTCTTTGACCGATCCGCTGAAAGTGACCTGCTCTATTCTGTAACGCCCGAAACAGGTCTGGGCTTCTTCGGCGAACTGCATTCCGAGACCGGTCGAGTCTATGCAGCAACGGCGGAGATTCGGCAACGCAAGAAGCGGCCAGATCACCGCTTTCTGGTCACTGAAAGTCATGTTCCTGAGTGTGATCACGCGCCGGGTGACAAACAGACATGTGTCTGTTTTTTCTGTAATCCAAATCGCGGTCAAATCTGATTTGCGACCGATGTCTATACCTATATATATTTCATTCATTGCCCGGATCTCATTGATGTCTCGGATGATCTCCTTTTCGTCGCAGGAATTGAGGGCAAGGAGATCGTAGGTTATGAATGCAGTAGCGGAGTCAACGGGCTGGCAGCAGTACTCCTGGAGCCAGATGTCATCGCTTACGCAGTTCTTTCTGACTTCGGCAATCCATTCGGCCTGCTCTTTTTCAGAGGTGGTGCGGCCCATGATGTTGTCAAACAAGCCCTGCTTAACCGCTTCGGCAAGGGTCACGCTGTGAAGAGACCAGTTGAGCTGGCCGTTTTTCACTTTCTGAATAAGCCTGTAATAGAGGTTATTCATGCCGCGGTAGGTTGAGATTATCCTTATCGGATCGCCGCGCAGGATCGCAGGCTGAGCGGCTGCGTAAAGCTCGTCCTGGTGCTCGTGAAAAGCGAACTCGTCAAGAATGACCTTTCCTCCTTTCGATCTGAAACGACCGGGAGACGAGGTCATGGCATGTATTTCGGAGCCGTTTCTCAGGCGGATGAGGCGGGACTGTATCCCTTTTACCGGATCGACGATCTCAGTTCCGATGTAGGAGGCCGCTATATCGAAGAGTTTCTCAAGGAAAAAGCGGCAGTAGTCGATGTATTCAGCCGCCGATGAATCGTCACGGGAGCTGAACCATACTTTGCGGTTTCTCTGCATCAGGCTGTATTCAACGTCTTCATAGGCCTGTGCATAAGTGATACCGATACGGCGTGATTTCTCGACTATCTTGAAACGGGACTGGTCGTTGATGTACTTCTTTTGGTAAGGGAGGAATATCATAATGACCTCTTATTAAAATCGCGGATAGCATCCGCGATGCAATAAACGAAGTGAAAAACCGATGTCATAGGCTCACCTTCACTGTGTTGGAGGGGTTGATGTGGCAGCCGCCGAAAACGGGACAAGGGCTGTTGGCGTGAACAACGGGAAATGTAAGCTGACCGGCTGCTTTGATTTCGACTGAAGATCCGTCGGAAATGATGGTTGTCTCGCCTATCTTGATTGTGACTTTCGGAAGAGGCTTTTCTTCAACTTCGACTTCAACTCCTTCTTTGAATTTGAAAACGGATTTCTGCTCTGTTGAATTGAGGTTTTCGCTCTCTTTGTAGAGGCGGCAGATTATCCAGCCGTCATCCAGTGTATCATCCATGATGCAGCCGACGTAATCGTCTTTGCGGTAGCTGTAGTGCATGTCGGGGCCGGTGAAACCGATCTGAAGCCAGTCGGTGACCATGGCATTGCCGTCTGAATCGCAGTGCGCGTCAAGGCGGACTTTAGCCTGCATTTTGCCGGGCTTTACGTCAACTATGATGCCTTCGACCATTCTCATTGGTTGCTCCACGATGCAAATGCCGGATAAAATCCGGCGCAATAAACGAAATTAAAGGATTTTTGTTTTAAGCGGCGTTTTGCGGTTGGCAGGGAATCACGGTCGCAAAAAAGAAAATTTTGCGAATTAAACGATTTTAAACGGGTTTTAAACAGCACTTTGTTTTTTGTCCTCCGTTTCAGTTTCGTCAAGTTCGAGATATTCGCGGACGGCTGCTGCCACCTGTCTGGGGTCAGTTTTCTTTTCTTCGGGTTTGCCGGATGCGGCCTTTTCGACCTGCTCGGCTTTGGGGATCTGCTCGAAAAGCTGGCTGGCCAGGCGGTATCTTGAAGCGGAGACTTCGCGGCCTTCGTCGATATCCTTTTCAATTCGTGTTGTCACTTTGTTCCACAACTCGAAGATGCGCTGCGGCAATGCGCGGCGCGAACCGATGAGGTCGGCGCGTTTTTCTTTCCAGCCGTATTTACGCGCCCACTTTTCGACGGTTGCACGGCTTTTGCCAATGGTGTCGGCTATTTCGGTGCAGGTCATGTTGTCATTGATGTAGAGCTTTTCGGCGAGAAGAACGGTGTTGTTGTCGGCCTTGTTCATTTTCTCTCTCCTGTGTCACAACGCAAATGCCGGATAGAATCCGGCGCAATGAACGAAGACTGAGGATTGCTGAAAGAATCGATCTTGATTTCAACTGCGGCCTGCCGGGCTTCGAGCCTGTTCAGTGCTTCGGAAAGCCGGTCGATGCTTTTGTCCAATTTTTCGACGGTTGCGCGGTTGTTGGCAATCATTTCGGTGATCAGCATCTGGTTTGTATGAGTGAAATCCTGGTAGACTAACCAGAATATCACGAGGAACACGGCCATCGGCCAGTTCTTTTTTATCAGTTCGGTGAGAAAATCCTTATCCATGAAGCCTCCTTAAAACCGCCGATTAAACCGACGGACAACAAACGAAACTCAAAGGTCACAATGAACGAAACTCACAAATTCGATAATAGGCTGAAATTATTTTGAAAATACAAAACCGTTTTGTATTTTTACCTAAAAAAACGGCTAAATTGAGATTCGACAAACGCGGCGATGCCGCAGGAGAAAAGAATGTGGATTGAGATTTTCAAAACGGGGACTTGGACATCGAGCCAGGGGAAAACAAGGACTTACACGAAGGATGATCTGGACAAGATTGTGTCGAAGTTCGACCCGGACCAGAAGCCGCCGGTTACGGTGGGTCATCCTGAAAAGGATACTGCTCCGGCTTACGGATGGATGAAGGCTCTGAAGCGCGTCGGTGAGGTGCTTATGGGCGATTTCGACTTCATACCCGAGTTTATGGAGCTCTTGAAAAAGGGTGTCTACAAGAACCGCTCAATAGGGCTTCGTGACGGAGCTATCAATCATGTGGCTTTTCTCGGAGGATGGGCACCGGCGGTTTCAGGCCTTGATGACATTAAGTTTTCCGCAGATGATGCGGAATCCGAATATTATGAAACAACCCTTGAAAAGGAGAATGAAATGGAAAAAGAGATCCAGGAAAAGATCGCTGCACTCGAAGCGGAAAACGCGAAGATGAAAGCGGATTACGCGGCTTCGCAGAAAGAGATTGCGTCGATGAAGGCTGAAAGAAGAGAAAAGGAGGTTGATGAGTTCTGCGCATCCCTCGTAGAGAACGGTCAGGTTACACCAGCTGCTGCGGAAAACATCAAAAAGACTCTTCACGGTTTCTGCGGCAATGAAGACAACTTTGCTGAAGGCGGTGCTGTCGAAGAAATCAAGAAAATGTACAGCGGACTTCCGAAGATGGAACACCTTGAACCGGATGTGGCGAACAAGAAAAACGCGAAGAAAGGAAACACCGATGCTCCGGCCAGCTATTTCGGCAGACAGGTTGATCCGGAAAGTTATTCGCTTGACCAGCGTGCGACGGAAATCATGGAATCGCAGAAAGTTGATTATGCAACAGCAGTCAACATTGCAATAAGGGAGGCATAAATGAAAGAAGACAGATTAGTAAATGTCGTTCTTACGAAACTTGCGACCGGCTATCACAACCCGTCGTGCGTTGGAACGAAACTTTTCCCGGTTGTTCCGGTGGAAAAAGAGGGAAACATTATCCCTAAATTCGGAAAGGAAGCGTTCAAGGTTTACAAGACTCTCAGGGCTCCAGGCGGTCATACCAACCTCTACAAGCTCGACGGTGCAAAGACTTTGGATGTCGTTCTTCAGGAACACGATTTCGGCGTTCCGATGGATAAAAGAACGAAAAAAGAGAGTCTTTTCAACGAAGAGAAACGCGCAGCTTTTACCGGTACCAAGGTCATTGAACTTGAACGCGAGATCGAGATCGCTGGAATCGCGCAGGATGCGGCGAACTATGCTAGCAGCCACAAAAAGGCTCTCACGAACACCAGCTGCTGGGATCAGACAGGCGGCGATCCTGTAGGTGATATCGAAGCGGCAAAAGAAAAAATCAGAACCGATGTCGGTATCAGACCCAATCTCATGCTTGTAGGAGCAGAGGCATGGTCGGTACTCAAAGAGCACAAGGCCGTTCTTGAAAAAATCAAGTATGTCCAGAAAGGCGTTGCGACTCCCGAGCTCGTTGCGTCCCTTTTCGATTTCGACGAAGTTGTTGTCGGCGACGCAATCTATGACGACAACGGAACAATGAAAGATGTCTGGAAAGACAATGTCATTCTTGCTTATGTTCCGACAAAGGCCGAAAGCTACTTTGAACCTGCTGCCGGTTATGTCCTCCAGATGGAAGGACATCCTTATGTCGATATTTATGACGCGGAGGGCAACAAGGTCCAGGTTGTCAGAACAACCGACATGTACAAGACCGCTCTTGTTGGTCCGGATGCAATGTACCTTATCTCGAACATCAAGAAATAGGAGGCGGCCATGATGACGAAACTTGTATACAGCTACCTGGCGGCAGTCGCTACGGAAGCCGGGCTTTTCATCAAACACGACGGAACTGTTTGCGGCGCGGGGGATACCGCTGTCGGCGTATCTCTGAGAAACGCGGAAGCAGGAGAAGCATTTCCTGTAGCTCTTGACGGCATTGTCGAGGTTCAGGCTGGCGGATCTTTTTCGGCAGGCGACTTCGTAAAGAGCGATGCGAACGGAAAAGCTGTCGCAGCTGAAGCAGGGGACACGGCAAACGGCATCGCACTTGAAGACGGTTCTGACGGAGCGACGGTTCCTGTCAAGATCGTGACTGTTGCAGTCAATCCTGCGGCTGAGGCTGCGGAAGAAACACCGGCGGAAACACCGGCAGATCCGAGCGATCCGGCAGATCCGGCAGATCCGAGCGATCCGGCAGATCCGGCTGATCCGAGCGACAACCCGGGACAGGAATAACATGCAAATGCCGGATAAAATCCGGCGCAATGGACGAAACCAAGAGGTATTATGGCTTATTCGACGAAAGAAGATCTGATCAAGGCATCCTCCGAACGCGATATAATCCAGCTGAGTGACGATGCCCGCGCCAAGGTCATTGACGAAGGTGTCGTCACAGAGGCGATCTCAAAAGCGGATGCGATAATCAACAGCTATATCGGCGGTCGTTACCGCGTCCCTCTTTCGAGTGTTCCGCTTATTATCGGGGATATATCGACGCAGCTTGCAATCTATTTTCTGTGGGAAAGACGGCACAGACAGGATATGCCGCAGTCGCTCATGGAGATCTACAAGAATCTGATTGCCAGGCTGAAGGATATCCATGAGGGAAGGATCTCGCTGCCGATCGCTGAAATCGGAGGCGGCTCAGAGCAGGGAAACGGACCGACAAAATGCAACAAGAGCAAAAAAGACAGGCTGTTTCCGTGGGACGGCGTGTTGAATAAGTTTTGATGCAACGGCGAACGATGCGAGAGGAATGATGATAACGGAAATTGAAAGTGCAGTACTGAATGTGCTGAAATCTGATGCTGGAAATCCGAAATCAATTCTTGGTCTGGTTGAGATAGAACTGTGCCCGGAAGACGCAATATCGAGGCTGATGAATTTGTCAACGGGGGTCATCTGGATTCACTATGTCGATACTAAGACGACGGAGCCTGAAGGGGTGGGTTCGGCTGTTCAGTATGATACTGTCTCTTTCGATCTTGACATCATCACACGCAACTTGCGAAGCGGCAGAGATCTTAGCGTTGACAATGTCGGGGCTTATGATGTCATCGACCGTGTCAGAAAGGTTCTCACAGGCTTCAAGCCGGTGCTCAGCGCAAAGCCGATGTATATGACCAACAGCGGATGGACTGACGCAGGTCAGGGATTCTGGCACTACACAGCCCGTTTCGCGGTGAAAGTTCCGTATTTCGCGGAAAAGGAAGAACCGGTATTTCCGGTGGCAAAGAAGGTAACGTGGCAGAATGTGCCGAATCATAGACGATTTTCAATTCCAAAGGAGGAAACTAATGAGTAACAAAAAAATCAATGAACTCGAAACTTACGACATTACGAAGGCAACCGAACAGGACGTAATTCCGGTCGTCGAAACGAAAGACGATGCAAACGAGACGAAAAAACTCCCGGTCTCGGATCTCAGAAACATCATAGCGAAATTCAATCTGTTCAACATTGTTGCAATGGTTATTTCCCTGATCAAATCTTTCATGGAAGGAAGAACCGGCGAAGTATTTCATTGTGCAACGGCATTCAACAACGCCGTCGAATACATTAAAACCAACTGGTATGATCTTTCGACCGGCACACCGAATATGACCAATCTTCAGACCTTGAAGACAACATCCGCAGCAGCCATAAGACAGACAACTGACGATGCTATTGGTTGGGTGAAAAAAATATGGCATTTTGGCTCCAAAGGATCTGATTACTGGTATCTTTGCAGAAATTCCAAAACCATATATAATTTCCGAGTTCTGGAAGGTACGCAACCCGATATAATATATATCGTTAGATACAGAGAAAACGATAAAGACTACTCATCGTCATTTGTTTCACTGGAATCTGCACAGTCCTTCGCGGCACAACGTCCCGGTTCTACGATGGAAATCGCAGACTGGGCAGGTGGTGCTGACAAGCAGCCTTATGTCTTCGACTGGACGAAAGACAGAGTGGCTGATCTAGTTGAAGCAATGGATATAAACGAATTCATAGAGGGTTTTAATCCGTTTTCAACATTCGTTTCCAAAGTTACCGAAATGGGCTACGGTATCAATAAGCTTTCACAGGCAGTTCAGGAAATGTCTCCTGTAGTGCAGGTTTTGGCATCAGCTAATTTGGAAGCACGTATTGCGGCACTCGAACAGGCACTTTCTCAGGCACAGAACAGCGGTTCGACAGGTTCACCGAGCAACGGTGGAGAAAATCAGGGTGACACGGAACCGGACAACGGCGAGGATGCGGCACTCAGAAGCAGAGCGGAAGCACTCTATTCCACTGTTTCAGGCGATGACACGTCAAGCATGTCACTTGAACAGATAATTTCCGCAATGGAACAGTATCTTGGCATCACACCGGATCCGGGTGCGTCTTATGCAGACAGACTTGACGCGATCGAAGCGGCCGGATCTCAGATGTAGGAATTTTAAGGAGTTGCGGGCCGGCGGCCCGCGCTCCGGCAAATAAGGAGGTAAAAAATGAATGAATTTTTCAATCAGATAGCAGCACTGCTTACGAAAGTCACTACCGTGATGAAAGATCATCTGCTTAAGTGGCAGAGACTCTTTCTCAGCGACGAGCCGGAAGAGGTAACGGTGAAGCAGCTCAATGAATATGACGAGGTGGTTGATACACATGTCAAGAACCTTGCGATGATCAAGGCTGAGTTCGAGGAATGGAAAGAGGAGGTCCAGCCGTCAATAGCTAACCTTGAAGACCATATCAATAGACTCTCGTCTGGAAAAGTAATAACTGAGCTTAAAGATCCATATAGCGAGCATGGCTATTTAACATACAATTCCTCCGCTGGCACAAATTGGATTAAGCGTTATCGGATTGACAATTCTCTAAATACCATTGTAGATGGTATGAGTTCGTCAAACATATCAGTTGAAACCATCAATTCCGAAGGTTCTGTTGATGTGTTGGGCTTTAGAGACGTTATGCCTTTTCCACGGGTGGATGATATTCCCAATAGAATCCCCTTAAAGAAATTAAAGGGGAGTATCTTTCATAACGGCGGACAGGTCACTGATTTCGAGATCAATCCTGGTGGAACACAATTTGCAAAATCAACGGTAACCTACAATTCTCCTGGGGATTCGACTCCGTATCTAACTGATATAGTGATTGTGAAAGTTGGTTCAAAATACAGTGTGATGCTCAAGCCGCTTCAAGGTTTTGAAGGTTTTTACGGTGAAATGCTTTTTTGACAGGAGGAGGCATAAATGGCAGATTATCTTCACGGTGTGGAAACCCAGTCAAGGGGTAACGCACCTAAAAATGTAAGCGAAGTAAAAACTTCGGTCATCGGAATCGTCGGAAAGGCGGCGAGTACCGGCTGGGAAGAAGAGCCGCCGGTCAATACGCCGATAGTTATTCTGAAATCTGACGATGTTGAAAAGAAACTCGGCAGCTCTGACGAAGAGGGAACACTTCCCTACTACCTCAAGAAAGCATACGAGCAGTTCGACAAGGAAGTGCCGGTAATCATCGCGGTTTCGGTGGGAACTAATGCCGCCGATGCAACCGACGGCGAAACCGACGAAGAGAGCGGTGTTGTCTACCTTGTCGATCACGAAGGAAACATCATTGTTGACGGCGACGGTAATCCGATTGTTGTGGAAAGCAGTGCTTCGGCAAGCTCAGCAACCGAGGAAACGGAAGCTGATGCCGCTGATGCTGCGGAAACTGACCTCACCCCAACCCCTCTCCATGATGGCGAGGGGCTTAGTGCCGAAGATGTAGCAGGAAATGTGCTCCGTTATACGGGTGTCTGGGCTCTTATGAAGTCGCAGGTCAGGACGAGGTATGTTCCGCGCATTCTCATTGCGCCCGGATATTCGCACAACCGTGCTGTAGCGGACGCTCTGACAAGCGTTGCGAACAAGCTGAGAGCAAGGGCTTTCGTTGACGGTGATATGGATTCTGTCGAGGCGGCTATTCTTGCAAGAGGAGACGCTGCAAGCTCGTTCGGAATTCACGAAAAGAGAACCAATCTCTGTTTTCCGCGCCTTGTGAACGGTGACAAGGTATATCCTATGTCGCTTATTGCGGCGGCGGTCAGAGCTAAAACGGACATGGATTCCAAAAAGGGATATCACTGGTCTATCAGCTCCAAGAAGATCACCGGATTCACGGGACTTGATGTCGATGTCATTTACTCGATCAACGACAAGACAGCACAATCGCAGTATCTTAATGCTGCCGGGATCCTTACGGTCAAGAATGTCGATGAGCTGCAGTTCTGCGGCAACTGCAACAGTTCTTTCGATCTGAACAGCCCTATAGGCAACACAGACCACGAAAGATTCGAGGTAACAAGCACTACCGGCGATGTAATTGAAGATTCCATCGAATACTACACCGAGCAGCGGATCGATCAGCCGATCAACGATGTATGGATTGACGACATTGTCAGCGATGTCAGCGCATTCCTGAGAAAGCTGAAAGAGCGCGGCGCGATTGCTGGCGGCAGAGCCTGGTATGAACCTGATGCCAACGATCCTACGGAACTTATGGCCGGACATGTTGTTTTCGACTACGACGATGCGGCTACGCCTCCGGCAGACCGGATAACATACCGCCGCAGCTACAATGTTTCTTATCTGGCAACCCTTGGACGATAGGAGGAAGAGATGAAATTTGACGTTGTTACCGGTGCGAACTTCTATATTGACGGTGCTTCGCAGTACGGCAAGGCTCAGGAGATAAGCGGCCTTGAGATCAAACCTGTTACGGTGGATATCAACCCGATAGGAATGTTCGGCAAAACCAAAAAGATTGTCGGCATTGACATTATCGAACTTGATGTAACATGGGACTTCATCAACGAGGACGTTACCGATCCTTTCAAGGAATACAGCTTCAAGATCTACGGAAACGTTGTCAGAAAGGAGAACGGAACGGAGAGGGAACTTCCGGCTTGTATCGAGCTTCGCGGTCACATGATGGACAACAACCCTCTGGGAACTCTGAAAGGTCAGGAATGGAAAGGCCAGAAAACCCAGTTCGTTGTTGAATACATACTCGTTAAGCACGACGGAGAGGAAATCCTTGAACTCGATATAGAGGGTAATATCTGGCGCGATCACGGCGAAGACAAACTCGCGACAATGAGAAAGAATGCAAGGCTGAACTAACAAACCTAACCCTAAATCCCTCTCCATCGTGGAGAGGGACTAAAGGTGAAACAAGGAGGAGAAAATGAAAATCAAAATCAAAAAGGTAAATAACATCAACACGTTCAATTTTGAGAGTGCGGAAATCAGAGAACCGAAGATGAAGGACTTTGTCGAGGCTGAAAAGCTCAGCGGATCGAACAGCGGCTTCAAATTCATGGTGGCACTGATTTCAATGATCGCAGAATTCGACGGCGAAAAGAAACCCTACGAAGTTCTGCTTGATCTCAAGTTTTCCGATTTTTTAGAATTGATCGAAGCAGCCGGTATTTCGGATTCGGCGAGTATGCTCCAGGATACCTCTTTCTCCAGCGCGAAGGCAGATTCAGCCACACCGAAATCGGAGAAATGACTCTGAAAGAGTTCAATTTCTGGGTGGAAAAGACGGGAAACTTTCTGGAGGCGGCTGAGAATGAGGCGAAAAAGAGGACATAAAGATGCAAATGCGCCGATGCAGGAGTCGGCATTCAATGCCGACGCAATTGACGAAACCAAGAGGTTATTTGGAAAGTTTGTCGATTATTCTGTCAGTCGTCTTCGCTATTCCCTGCATAATATCCCATGTCACAACTGCAAAAACATCAAAAAGGATGTTGATCACGATAACGGCGATGAAAGAGAAAACCGTGTCGAGAGTTGTGCTTTCTGTTGTCTGGACAATGTGCCACCAAAAAGCGAAAGAACCAATCCAAACAGCGAGAAAAAAGGCAATAACGAGAAATTTTTTCATTTTGAACCTCCTTTAACTTTCGGAGTATAACATGGCCAGCAAGTTTTTGCAACTCGCACTTATTATGAGCATGGTGGACAAGGCCAGCTTGCCGTTGAAAACGATGACAAAAAGCGCGGGTGCCGTAACTTCGGCAACCGACAAGGCCGCAAGGGCTGTGCAGAATCTTGAAAGTGTTTCGGAAAAATGGATGCGCCGCAGCAAGAACCTGATGATGTGGGGCGCAGGATTTGAGGCTTTCGGCTCTTCGATCATCGACAAATTCAAAGGTCCCATCGATTCTTTTGCGCGTCTCGAAAACGGCATGTCTTCACTCAAGGTTGCCATGATGGATTCTACGGGTGCGGTTTCCGACAATTTCAAAGCTCTTTCCAATCTCGCAGTCGATCTCTCGAACAAGCTGCCGACAACGGCGGAGGAAATGCACAAGGTGGCGGCTGCTGGTATCGCGATGGGTATGAGCGCAGATTCGATGATAAACGGCGGTTTAAAGGCTGCTTCAAACTTCGCTATGGCTGCTATGGGCGGCGACTTCACGCGGTCGATGGAAATAACAAACTCTTTGCAGAAATCATGGAAAATTGACGCAGGTGATCTCGAAAAATCACTTGATCTGATGGCACGTGCAGCATCGGTTGGTGTAAACACCGAAGATATGATGACGGCTCTCGCAAAAACAGGCTTGCAGGCTCAGGGACGAGGCGAAACCGGTTTCGGCAATCTTGCGCAAATGATGCCCTATCTTGCCACGATCCTTGCCGACAAAACTATGAGCGGCGATGTTGTCGGAACAAATTTCAGCAAGATGATGTCAAAGGCTTTGACTGCTGACACGGCAAAACTCAAGAAGAATTTTGGTATTGATCTTAATTTTGTAAAAGACGGAAAATTTGCCGGACTTGAAAACATGGTTGACCAGCTGCAGAAACTCGCGGCTCTCGACGCAACGAAACAGGCAATGGCGATAAACCAGCTTTTCGGAGACAGTGTCGAACTTCAAAGCATTGTATTCAAGCTGATAAGCGAAGGAAACCGCGGTGTCAAAAACATGGAAAAGACGATGCAGAAATTTGCCAGCATTCAAAACAAGGTTGATGCGGCAAACACCACTCTTTCTGCAAAATGGAGTGCTTTTACCGGAACTTTGGATACTTCACTCGGCAGGCTGATTGAACCGGCTAACGGAATGTTGAAAACGGTTACGGACGGACTGAATGTTATGGCTGCCGCAGTCGGAGACTTTGCTAAAGAATGGCCGAGACTTTCAGCAATTTTGGTGGATACAGGTCTGATTGTAGGCGGAGTTACATATTTGATCGGTAATTTCGTAACGACAACCGGAATGTTTCTAATGTATTTGCCTGGAGTCATAAAACTCTGGAAAGACACGGTTTTCTGGTTTCAGTTCCATGCACTTGTTCTGAAAGAAGAACAGCTTCCGGCTATGAAAAAGAATATAATTGCCGCCGCAACCTGGGCGAAAGAGTTGGCAACAAAACTCTGGGGAGGTCTTGTAGCTGCGGCGACAGCTTCAAAAGCGTTTGCTGTCAAGCTGTTTACGGTGCATATTCCGGCGGTTTTCTCGGCGATTGCGGCGCACGGGCTTTTTGCTCTCGCTGTGGCCGGTGCAGTGGTCGGTATTGCCGGATTGGTTTACTTCATAACCCAGCTTGCCGATAATACAACGGCTGCCGGGAACGATCTGAGAGTTCTGATCTCCGGATTCGACGGGCTGTGGGCTGTCATCAAGAAAATAGGCGGTTTTGTCATTTACCTGGCTACTTTGGGAAATTACATCCCGAAATGGGCGAGCGACGCGGAAGCAGATATCGACAATATGGCCAGCGAAAGGCAGATCGGGCGTTATGCTGAAGTCGCGCAGACTCCGGCATCTTCAATGCTTAGTCAGGTCGGCGGAGACACTTATAACCTTAATCTTGAAGTCAACAACAACGGAAAAGATTTGGATCCGAATTCGTTGAAAAGAACGGTTATGGAAGCTGTCGGCGAACTAAAACAGAAAGAAAAAAGAGACGACGCGAGAACTTATTCAAAACTCGCGTTTACAAGATAGCGAGGCCAAATGTTTCGTTTAGGTAATGTCACGTTTGAGAAAGCGATTCTTACTCCACAAAGTGAAGGATACTCCAAATCGCACACCTACGCCGAAATGAAACCGGCAACGGGCAAACCGATCCTGCAAAGGAAAGGTGCCAATCTGACTGAAACAAGCATTTCGATGCTTTTTCACATCAGTTTCTGCAATCCGTCGGAACAGATTACGGCTCTTGTCGATGCCATGGATTCGGGGCTTGTATGCCCTTATTTCTGGGAAGACGGCGCATTCAAGGGAAACTTCGTGATCCTTGATGTCAGAATCAGGGTAGAAAAACGTTTCCCTGACGGCGGACTTATGGCGGCAACTGTCGATGTGGATCTGAAAGAGTATTCAGAAGCGCAGTTTTTAAAGAGCGTTAAAAAGGAAAACGAGACTCCTGAAACACCCGATCCGGACAAGGAGGTCAAGGCTCCGGTAAAAAAAGCGGGGAAACAGCCGTTCAAGGATGTTACACCGGATGTGATATGCAGACAGTCTTACAACGATGCCCGGGAAGTTCTGCAGGACTATGAGCCGGGAGGAGAAAGCAGACTATGACGGTTACTGCGAGAGAGCCTGTCTCTATAATCAAATACAACGGCAAAAAAATCGATGCCGAGCTGCAAAACGCGCTTCAGAGTATCGCGTTTCACTTCTATCTGCACGGTCAGGCGAACGATATCGATCTTTCGTTTGAGGACGGAAATCTTGAGTTCGCCAATGACCTTTATCCGCAGAAGGGAGACACGATCGAAGCGGCTATCGGATATAGCGACGGCGAGGCTTTCAACTGCGGATCGTTTTTCCTGGACGAGACTTCTTTCGACCTTTACAACCGTTCTGTTACGCTGCGAGGGACTTCGACGGAGGTTTCCAAAGATTTTTACGAGCGGCAGTACCGGGAATACTCGGGATCGCTGAAAAGCATTGTTCAGAAAATTGCAGACAGAAACAAGCTGAAACTTGATTGCGATATTGAAAATCTGAATATCGGCAGGAAAAGTCAGTCAAATTCTGACTTGGAATTTTTAAACGAGCTTGCTGATTTATACGGCTATATGTTCAAGATCGAGAAAGATGTCCTCTATTTCAAGCCGTGGGAAAAGCTGAGAACGCAGGATCCGGTTTTTACGATTGAAGCGGAACACTTGATGAGCGGATCGTATCTCAATGACTCTGACCGGGTTTATCAGTTCTGCGAGGCGACTTATTCAAGGAAAGGCTCGACGATGAAGCAGAAGGTCGAGGATTCCAGGATCAAAAACGGTCTTATTATGAAAATCGAAACGAGGTCGGAGACGGCGGCCCAGAGCAAGGCGGAGGCGAAAGCGGCACTTACGAAGGCCAATCTTGACGCTGTGAGCGGCGTTTTCTCTTTCGAGGGGAACACGGATATTTACGCCGGATCGATCATCAAGCTGGAAAATGCCGGGCACTTGAACGGTAACTACTGCGTGAAAAGCGGAACGCATGAAATAAGTGACGGTAATTCGGCTTTTACAACGACTGTGGAGGTTTTTGCATTATTATGAGGTATTATACCTATACTATAATAAGCGGTGACAGGATCGATATTATAAGCCAGAAATTTTACGGAAAAGTCGATAACGTCGAACCGATTTTTGACGCGAATCCGTGGCTGAAATTCGAAACGGATCTGTCTGAATACGCCGGGGAAACAATAGTGATTCCGATTGAAGATGACGGGCAGAAAATGCCTGAACTGAAAGGGGGACTACGGAGTTTGTGATGAATGCCGCCGATACAATCGACGGCCAATAGACGAAACTGAGAGGTGGGTGATGATAAACAAGGAATTGTGCAGTCAAAAAGTTTTTAATGCTTTTCACAAGCGGAATATGCTTGAGCTTTCAAGCGGAAGCGGTCAGGATTTCTGCGATGCGATGGGAGAGGCAATTTACGAGGCTCTGAAAGAAGTTCAAACGGAGCTTAATTTGCCGACTGGTTACGCGGTTATGCACCAGCATACCTGCTCAGCTCCGGGCAGCCCTACGGCTGCGACTGTTCCGCCGACTTTGTTCAAATTCGTTTCGGAGGTTTAGTCATGCCGTGGCACACTAAGACTTTGCAGGATATTTTGCCGGCTGCTTTTGAGGCGGCTTCGGCGGTAAAGGCTGAGGCTGAAGCTGGTTTGGCAAAACTTCAGACGGGCTTTGATGCTGTAAACACAGCTTTAACGGAGGCAAATGCGGTTTTGACTGCTTTGTCTGATGATCTGGCTGAGCTTGAGCAGACGGGATTTGCGGTGATCACGCTTTCTCCGAAACGGGGAAGCTGGTCAACCAGGCTTGTCAACGCGCCGAAAGCTCCGAGCACGGAAAGCGGGCTTTATAGCTGCGGCTGCTTCAATATTTTCACGGCGGCTACACGGGAAACGGCAAACGAGGTTTTCGGAGAGATGAAGGCTGTTTTGACGGAAAAGCCTGAAATTATTCTGAAAGATCCTGACATCGTGCCGTTTGAGTTGAAAAAGGATATTGATGCGACTCTGAAAGTGGATGAATGGAACGGGATCACGCTTGGTGAGATGATGCCGGGTGTTTTCAATGCGGCGAAAAATGCGTGGAATGTCCAGAAAACTGTGGTGCAGAATTTGCAGGGGATGATGGATCGGATCCAGAAAAAGCAGAGGGATTTCCAGGCGGCTATTGATAAGGCTGACGGCTTGATTTCGGCTCTCGGGCAGTCGGGTTTCTATCAGTATGCGATGGGACCGGCTGTCGGAAGCTGGATTTCGAGAGCGGCTGCCGAAACGGGTGCGCCTTCAACTTTCTCGGATCAGTACTGCTTCGGTTTTGCGGCGGTGGCCGTGGCAAGTGATCTGGCAGGAGCTCAAGCACTTTATGCAAAGTTGCAGGCGGTGATGTAAGGCAGGATGCAAATGCCGAATAAAATTCGGCGCAACAAACGAAGCTCAGCGGTAGCGAACGCAATGGACGAAGTGAGAGGTAGCGATGATCGGGGTGGTTTCAAGGGTTGATGCAGGAAAGACGGTGAAGGGAACGGAAAGGATCGATCAGCAGATCGATATGATTCTGATGACTCCGAAAGGCTCGGTTCTCGGAGATCCGCACAAGGGTATAAGAGACGATATCCAGGATCTTCCGGCGGGGCTTGTTGTCGGCGCGGTTGTCGAAGATCTCAACAAGCAGCTGGCACTTTATATCCCGGATGTGAAGGTGGATCGTATCGAAAAAACGATAGATAACGGCAGGGTTTTGTTAGATATTTCGTGGAGTTACAAGACGGGAAACGGCGGCGGCGAATTAAGGAGGGTTGTATGACGGAACCTAATTTCATTGAAAGGGATTATAAGGCAATAAAAGAGAGGATGATGACCCGTGCGAATGTGCGGATCGCAGAAAACGCGACAGAGGAAGAGCTGCCGGATCTGCTGCTGAAAGAAGCCGATCCTGAATTTGTTCTTCTGCAGCAGATTGCCTACGAAATGTATGTGCTGAGATGCAATATCCAGGATGCCTGCAAACAGAATCTTCTGGATTTTGCGAGATACCCGATGCTTGACTATCTGGGTACTCTGAGAGGATGCGAGCGGAATGAAGGTGAAAGCGACGACGAATACCGTGAAAGAATAAGGCACTGTATGGAAAAATTCGCGGTATGCGGAACAAGGGACGGCTATAAGGAATTAGTCAAGGCGGTGAGAGATGCAGGCGAAATCGTCGATGTCAATCTTTATGCTCCGCTGAGGGAAATTTCCGGCGTTAAGTATCCGGCTGGTGAAGTAGACGTCTATGTTCTGACTAAGGATTTCTGGGATCAGGCTTATTACGACGGTCTCAATACTTCGGTTTCCGAAGAGGCACTTACAAAAAACAAAATATGGCAGCTTTTAACGGATGTTGAAAGCGCATTGAAACCGGATGACAAAAGACCGCTTTGCGAGAAAATCGAGGTAAGGCTGCCGGTAAGAAAGGAGGTCAAACTTTATGTCAATATTACTATCGAAAACACGGCCAACGCGGTCGAGGTTATGACGGCGGTTGCCGAGGCTTTGAACGGATCGGAAGAAACAACAGGTTTTTTCGGTAAAGTGAAAAAGACGATTTCACGCGATCTGACGCGCTCTCAGGTTATCGGTGTTGTCCAGGCTGTGCCGGGCGTTTATTCGGTGACGGAACTGAAAGAGATGGTTGACGATATTCAGCAGGATTTTGCCGGAACAGAAGCGGAATATTTCGAGTTTATCGACGCGACGGCGGTTGTAGGTTTCGGAGGATACACGAATGAGCGCGAATCGAACTAAACTGCCGGATTCTATTGAGAATCCTAAACTTCGGGGTATTTATCAGGCGGCGATGGACGAGCTGGATCTGATCAAGGCGGAGGCTGCTTTGATCTATGCGGTGAACGACACTCACGGGCTTCCGGCTGAAAACGTCGTTCCGGAACTGGCGAAGGATCTGAATGTCCACCGGCTGGAATATGTCAATGCGGCTTTGAACGAGCCGTCCGATCCGGATGATCCGGGAAAGAAACTTTTCACTTTGAGACGCGATCTGATTGCAAACTCTTTCGGTCTGCACAGGAAAAAAGGAACTTTGGGTGCTTTGAAAGAGGTCCTTGCGCGAAGCGGAAGGCCGGATATCGCGATTGTCGAAAATCCGTCGGTCGGAAGTGAGCCGGGGGCGCCTTATACTTTTGCGGTCGAGATCCCGGCTCCGGCTGACAAGCTGAGAACTCAAATTATTCTGGGGCTTATTGCTCAGTACAAGCGTTTTGTATGCCAGCAGATCACGCGCTGGCTGCTGCCGCCTCAAAGTTTCAGAATTGCTGCCGGAATCAGGTGGGATCGTGAAATTGTTTTTAACAAGTGTTTAGCGGGGGATTAAATGGCTGGTAAATTTACAGATGCAGGGAGAGCTCTGCTTGCAACTTTGGTTGATGAAATTCACAACAACAACTCTGATGCGAGGTTGAATATCAGATGGATCACGGTCGGAAAGCCGAGGGCTGCAGGTTATGAATATCCGGTGGCTGATGCGGATCTGAAAACGGCAGTCGTTGACAATGCCGAGTTTACAAGAGATGTGAACCGCGTTTATCTTGAAGAGGCCGACAGCAAGGTTGTCCGCGTGGAATCGATTTTCGATCCGGATGAACGAGGCTGGACTGCCGGTGAAATCGCGCTTTATGCGGAGACTCCGGGACACGCCGACAGCTTTGAGGATGCAACTCTGATCTGGGTTTCAGATTATCCTGAAATGTATATCCCGGAGGATTTTGAGAGCGCGGCGGTGCAGGAAATCATCACGGTTCCTATCGAGTTCGAGAATGTTGACGCGGTCGCAATGTATACACACGGCGCGGGGGTGGCGACTCTTACCGACCTTAATCAGAAATATATTGCTGCAATCGCTTACGCTTCGCTCCAGGCAATCGAGGCGGCGGAGATGGACGGGATGATCCTGGCCAAAATCGCTGAGCTGCACTCGTAGGAGGCTGCGATGCCGAAAATTATTCCGGTTGATCATTTATTCCCGTACATCGGCGGAAAGAAGGTTCTGAGGCCTTACATCGTGCCGATGATTCCGGGCGATATCAGCACTTACGTCGAGCCTTTTTTCGGCGGCGGCGCGATTTATTTTGCGCGTGAAAAGTGGGCACCGTGCGAAATTATCAACGATCTGAACGACGACATCATCAATCTTTACAGAATCGTCAAGGAACGTGGTGAGGAGTTTGCCCGCGAGTTCAACTTCGTTTTCAGCTCGCGCTCGTTCTTTAACAGAATGAAAGAATTTACCCCCCCCTGTTCTGACCTGTTCTGACCCCCAAAGTTTGGACACCCATTAAAGAGAGGTGGAAAAATGGGAGTAAATCATTATCCTTTGGAGTTGCGTGAGCAGGTTTTGACAGAGTACGAGTTTGGGTTAGGTGGTTATCTGACATTGGCGAAACGGCACGGGTTAAAGCGTGACACTGTTAGAGACTGGGTCAAAACCTACGGCTCGAAAGGAGATTTAATGAAGAAAAACCTATTTGAGACGAGGAAGAAAAACATCAAGGGAATCAAGGAAATGAGCCGAGAGGAGCTCGAGGAACAGCTTGAACTTTCGATGCTTGCAGCAGATTTCTGGGAGTTTTACGCTAACGAGTTAAAGGAGCAGATTAAGGAAGAGAGTAAAAAAAAAAGCACAGTTAAAAGTCTCGGAAAATACTGCGGACAAAAAGGAATAAGCGTAAAAAAGATGTGTAAAGCGACAAAAATACCGAGATCATCCTTTTATTACGGGAAAAAATCCGAAGCGCTGTGGAAAGAAAAAGACGCAGTGGTTTTGGAAGCAATAAAGCAGCTTGAGCCGGTAGAAATCAATAAATGCGGAGCAAAACGCAAGTCGCAACTATTGAAAAGGAAAGGGATACCTGTGAATCACAAGCGAGTAGCGAGAATCTGCAAAGAAGCCGGTATAGAAACAACAAACAGAAGAAGGAAATTCCCGAAAAATTATTATAAAACGCAGAAGGCAAATGAAGAGAATCTTCCGAAAAACGAGCTTAACCGCGATTTCAAAGCAGCCGAACCGTTAAAGAAACTGAGCACTGATGTTTCGTATTTCAAGGTAACGGAAGGCTGGCTTTATTTAAGTCCGGTTCTGGATCAGCACGACGGATCGGTTCTTATTGCCAGCATGTCACCGACAATGGATCACAGGCTTTCATGCGATACATTAGTGGAATTGTTAAGGAAATATAAATTAAAAGATGCTATGATCCATTCTGATCAAGGTGGAATTTACCAGGACAGCACATACCGCAGCTTTTTTAAAAACAAGAACAATCAAAACGCAGTTACGGCAACAGAATCCATGATTCCGAAAAATTATGACAAACGGTATGAGGAAGCGATAAAACAGTCACAGGAACTGAATCTTGTTCAAAGCATGAGCCGCAAAGGAAACTGCTGGGACAATGCATGTATGGAACGGTTTTTCGGTACTGTGAAATCAGAAACCAATTACTATGACACTTTGAAAAACGGCCTTTTAAGTTATAAGGAAATGGAACAAATGATCCTTGAATTTATTGAATATTATAACAACAGGCGGATTCAGAAAAAACTGAATTGGATGACACCTGTTGAATTTAGGTCTAAGAGATGTTATTAAACTGTGTCCAAAAAAATGGGGTCAGAACACCCCCCCCCAGAAAAAAAGAAAATTATCAATATTTTCAAGCATTTAGAACTTTATATCTGCTAAATTTCTGTTTCGGGGCCCGGATCGTCAATCCGAGCTATGCGCCGGGTAATCTGAGCACGGTTGAAGCCATCCAGGCGCGGATCATCGCGATCTCGAAACGACTCCAGAGAACAAATATTGAGTGTCTCGATTATTCAATTTTACTCGAGAGATACAATAAGCCTGATGTCTTTTTTTACCTTGATCCGCCGTACTTCGAGACGGAACACTACTACCAGGCAGGAACCTTCGATCACGCAAGACTGGCCGGGCTGCTGAAAAAGAGCAAAGCAAGATGGATTCTGAGCTATAATGCTTGTCCGGAAATCTGCAAATTATATAAGGATTTCAAGCAGAAAAAGATCAACCGCAGATGTTCTCTCAACAACAAGACGGCACATGATTTCGAGGAGCTTCTTGTCTGGAATTTCGAGGAGAGCGTTCAGGAAACTTTATTCTGATTTTGGCCGGAAATTCGTGCCAAACTGCGCGTCGAATTGTGCCAAATTGCGCGGGGGGGTATAGCAATACTTGGCGACAATGCAGAAATCGGATGCAACTCTGTTCTTAATCCAGGAACAATAATCGGAAGAAATTCAGTAGTTTACC